GAGCCTTTGCCTGACTGGTGAACCAGCCCGACGGGCAGGTTCTCTGTCTCGGTCCATTCTTTGAGGTTCTTGAGGACTTTGGACACGCCTTCGTACCCTGACGCCATCGGCAACTGTTCTAAGAAGTCGACCATGACGAACTTCGGCTTGTACTGCCAGTAGTCCTCGCATTCCCTCATGGCTTCTGACATCTGCGGGAACTTGAGAGCGCTGGGGAAGATCTTGAGGCGATCTAGGTACCGTTCTTTGGCTTCCATGATCTCGGCCATGTAGAGCGGGTCTTCAGCGGCGAGTGCTTGTTCTACTTCAGCAAGGTTGCGTTGGTATAGCAGTGCGTAGAGCTTGGCGACTACAAGCACTTCGGGTTCGTCGGGCGTAAAGATTACGCCGTGAAACTCTTCGTCTTCTCTGAGGTTCCATGCCAGCGACGAAAGCAGTACAGCCGACTTACCGCTGTGTGCTCTGCCTGTGACGACAAGCACGTCCGACGGCCACACGCCACGCATGCGTTGATCAATTTCGTCTAGCCCGAGGTAGAAGCAGTCTTCTGATCCTTTGGCGTACTGCACCCAACGATCGACGGCATCGCCTGTAGGGGTGAAGTATTTGTATTCCTTTTCGGCCCCCAGAGGGAGATCGACGCCCCCTAACAGGGCGTCGATCTCCTCAGTGCTGAGGGCGCTTTGGCCCTCACTCATCAGCGGCCCTGGTAAGCGAACTGCTGAAGCTCAGAGCGGCGGGTAGCCCAATCCCAGTCTCGGGCCTGATCCTGCGTTTCGCCGTTGAGGACATCCCAGACCTTGAGCGGCACATTGCTGTCGCCTGCGTTGATCCAGATACCCATGTCGCGCTCAACGTAGACGCCTGCCATTCCCATCGCATCAGCAGTGACGCTGAAGTTTGGGTAGTTGGTGCCCTTCTGGGTGGTGTCGGTAGTGCCATCGGCCTTCTCCTTCACCTTGTAGGCTTCGACGCCGTTATCCCACTTGGCAGGATGGAATGCCAGGATGTTGAACGCCATCTGCTTCTTGTCGGCGTCCTTGCCAACCACAAACTCGGTGCGGGGCATAACCCGACCACTCATGCGCCCTCCGCTTCCTGCGGGAGCGGCGGGAGCTGCGGGTGCCGTGGTAGAGGACACAGCGGCACTTGATGCCGTCGGGCCACCACTGGGCGCTGCTGCGGGGGCGGGTTGCGTAGGAACTGCAACGGGCCGAACACCTTTTTCCAACCTCCGCATAACGAGGCCGTCTTGGGTCAGGTCGTACTCGCAACCTGCCTGCTTGAGCACCTCGCTCTTGACTTGAGCAAACAGGTCCTTCGCCACGGCGATTGGATCAGTGAGTTCATCAAACTCCTGCTCAATAATGAGCGAGTAGTCAGCCGTTTCGTACGGCTGCTCGCTAACTTTCTGCGTGAAAGACACGCTTACTTTTACCATTTCCCTTTTCCTTTCTGGTATTTACCAAGGGTCTTGGCCGAGGTGTTCGCCTCGGCATCGTCCTGCTTGCCACACTGGGCACCACTTCGGAGAGCAGTGCCACCCCTCCCATCGCATGGGCCATGTGGGTGCGTTGGAGAGCATAGTCGGCACAATCGACCAGCACATCTCAACAAACGCATTCTGCGCTTCTTCGGTTCGTTCGATCTCAATCACCTGCAGCTTGCCCTTAGCAAACACTGCAAGGTTGAACTTGGTCAGACCATGTGCCCAAGTGTAAGCGTGGGACTGAATGTCCCAGCGCTGCTTCTCCCACTCTGTGTAGTGACGTGACGGATTCTTCCAATCCCAGATCACACCGCTCTGATCAATCCAGTCGGCGGTGCCAAGAAGGTTGAGCTTCACGGGCAGGTCGTAACCGTTTACTTCTCGTATACCCATGTTCTTGGCAAACATTCGTTCGATCCCGTCAGGGCGGGGAAACAGGATCGGGTTGAGTTCGGTGTGCCAACATTCGACGTTGGCACGCACCGTTTCGACTAACGGATCTAGTTCGGTGCGCCAGTCGTCTACTTCGTGGGCGTGGTCGGTAATGTACCGCTCTGCTGCGTCCAGCATCATATCTAGTTCAGCTTCACGACCAGACAGCTTGGCTGCGCCAGCTTCTTCGATTGCGTAGTGGACTGCNTTGCCTCGCAGCATGTCGCTGGACTCTCGCTGCTGTACAAGACCTGCCCTTTCCTGTCGGGCTTGTTCTGGACAGCGTAGAAACGTGGAGATCCACGATTGACGCAAGTTTAGTTCGATCATCCTGTCTCCTTGGGATGGTGATGGCGGGAGGACGGGAAAGGAGAACAGAAAAACCATCCTCCCGCCATCGTACCTGTGTTGGGGGGGAGGGGGGCTGTGGAAGGCCCCCCTCCCCCACTGTAACGTTACTGTGCCTCGCTTGCAACCCGCTTCAACGGGTGATGGCCTGCGAGGCGTTCATGTGCGGCTTTCTGGGCTTGGTCTGAGATGCGCTGTCGTGACACGCCTATCTCACGGGCGAGCTGAGATGACGATCCTCGTTCTCCGAAGAACACCACGTCGTGGATGGTCTGACGCTTCTCGTAGTGCAGCAGTGCCAGCATCTTTTCCAACGACGCAACGCACGTCGAAAGGTCGCCAAGACGTTTGACTTTGTAGTGCAACTTCAGGGGTCGCAACTCGTCTCTGACCGATTCGAACTCATCCATGATGCAGTCCCAATCAGTTTCGTTAATCTCATACCAAACCCCAAACTCGGGGTGGAACGGTTCAGCCATCTCGTGTTAGCTCCTCTTCTTTGCGTTCAACGTATCGAATGGCTTCCGTCTCGGTGCGGAACCATTCAATCAACTTGTCGTCCCTGATGACGATCCAGCCAGGGATGAACTTACCCCGCCCAAGAGCGGTTATGAAAGGCTTGATTTCGTACATAGTTACTCCCTAAAGAATTGAAGTTTCGTGAAGATCGAAGTCACGTTGCCATGATCCGATAGATCCTCTTCGATCCGATCAACTGTCCATTGTTCAAAGGCTGCTACCACCTCTCTATGGGCTTCTTTCAGTGCAGGAAGATCAATCTGTGATATGGCAGCGTGCCCTTGCATGGGGATGAGCCATTCGATCACGTCGAATGTCTCATCCAACAAGTTGAGCAGTGCGCTGCGATCAACAGGAATCGTGTCGTCGTTACTCATCAAGATCCTTTGTGATGGCGATGAAGTACAGAACAGCGATCATCCACATCAAGATGAATAGAAACAGGAATTTAATCATGGCTCATCTCCTTGAGTCGTTTGATCCATTCGTTAGGGGTTTCGTTCGGACGCATATCCATGCCTGCGTCTTGTTTGTGTTTGTTAAGATCAGCGGCTTCGCCTTCTTCAATGAACACCATTCGCAGATCAGCCATTGGGGTCTCCGAGTGAATCAATGGACGAGGTAAAAATAGCGTCTTCAAGCTGGCGGCGAGCGGCGATCATGTTGATTATCGCTGACTTCCACTCGGCGTCTTCGGTCACATAGTGCGCCACTTCGTCCATTTTCTTTTCCGCTAAGACTAGAAAGTCCCATGCTTGCTGCAGCAGGGCAATCACCTTGTCGTGTTCGTCGTCTTCTAACATCCTTACTCCTTTACTTGCATTGTCCCGCAACTTGCGGATGACTTAGGATACCTCACGAATGAACCCGTGCACATCCTTGGTGTTGCCCTTCATGCGGACGAGGACGGCACGGTCGTACTGGTGGTCTAGGAACCTGAGGTCGTGCTTGTCGCCGTCGACAACGAGGCGACCCATGAACATCCTGGGCAGCGGTTCGCCCTTGGGTACGTTGACGGGGAACACGACGTTGCCTCGGTTCCTGATGGTCACCTCGGTGTCACGCTCGGTGCCTGACGACACGACGTAGCGGTTGGCTCGGGTCCAGCCTGTCTTGTACGGCCCCTTGAGGTAGTCCTGAAAGATCACGTCGGGGTGCATGTCCAGAATCCACGGGGCTTGCTCCTCAATGTTGATCTGACTGGTACCGTCTAGCCGCACAACCAGCGTCTTGCCCTTGCGGCGCACGCGTCGGTTGTGGAGCCTGATCTCGTGCTCCACAAGGCTCCAGAACTTCTCCTGGCTCTTGCAGTACAACGCAGTGCGGGCGAGCATGGCCCGCTTGGCTGGGGCCATGCCGAGACGGCCCGAGTCCACGAGACACGCACCTCGGCAGCCTGGGGTGGAGTAGGGGCACACGTTGAGCCACTTCCACGGGGCAGGCTTGCCCATGATCTCTAGCCAGTATCGTCGGGCCGAGGTGTGGGGCAGCATGTAGCAGACGATCTGCTCGTACTGGTCTGTCACGTTAGCGTTGTGGG